ATCGGAAATCGCATTGATGATCCCATTCACAACGCCGGTGATTGCGTCAACGATCCCGCCAATGATGTCGCCGATTGCGTCAAATATACCGCCCAGGAAAAACCCTGGCGTGATTGAGTTCATGATTCCGGCATCGACCGACATTGCACCTGATGGCATTTGGCCACCGTTTAGCGCATCAAAGAACCCTCGGCCGAACTTGGAAACGCTCGATGCCTGGATGACATATTCGCCGGATGAAACCCGCGCCAAAACATCATCGGCCTTTGGCCCACCGGAACCAGGAACAAAACCACCATCCGCGAATGATAGGGTCGGGAAAATGTCACTGAGGAAATTCAAACCGGTTGTGATGACCGCCTTGGCCGCAAGATCGGCAAGGCCGCGTTTGATGGCATCGGTGAACGTGCCGAAATCAATTTTTCCGGTCATAAAGAAATCGGACAATGTTCCCTCGAGAGATTGGAACGTGTTTCCAACAAAATCGCCCATGTTTGCGGCGTTGTCCGAGATCGATTGATAATAATCTTTCACGCCTTTGATCGCACCGGCTCCGAATGTCTTTTCGGTTTCCGCGCGATAATCGATCGTTTCCGATTTGATGTCGGAAAGAATGTTCTCATATTCCTGGCCACTGATGATTCCGGCCTTGAATGCTTTGTCTGCAATTTCTTGGCGGGTTGCCAAATCCGACAACGTTGTATCGAGGCCAAGAGCCTCACGCGCCAGGCTGTTGAGTGCATCTTCCATGTCACCCATTGTGATGATGCCGGCCGCAACCATCGATTGCAACGCCGCCTTTTCATCTTTCAAATCGGCAATCGCCGTTTCGACCGGCAATATTTTCTTTTTCATCGCATCGAGAGCGGCCGCGAAATCACTTGCCGAAATTGTCGATCCATCGAGTGCGCCACCAACACCCTCGACCGTTGGAATGAAATCCAAGAGTGTCGAGGTATTCGAAAGAACCGATTGGTTGGTGAAATCGGTTTCACGATTGAAATCCTCAATCGCATCCGTCACGCTTAAAAATTCAAGACCAAGTGCGCGTTCCGCCGTTTCCAGGATGGCGGTGAAACTAATCATGTCGGCGAGAGCCTCAACGCCATCGATGAGTTCCTGGTTGAACTCGGTGACTGCGATTGCACCCGCCGCCAGGACACCGCCCAAGGCCAACAAGTTCCCTTTGGTCAATGTCATAACGGTTGAGATCACCGACAAGGTAATTTGCGCCCTGGCAATCGTTTTGGCGAACTTCACAACCGCATTCGCAACGCCAATCACCTTTTTGATGATGGCAACGCCGAACACAACATCGAGGATTTGGAATAAGGTGTCGGCATTGCTAAACACCAACTTGATTCCGGCGGTGAATAACATCAACGCCTTGGTCATTTTATCCGAGATCAATTCGGCCAGTGCATCATTGCCATCGATGAACTTGGTCAATTCCTGGATCGATTCCGACAATGCGCGGCCAAATCCGGCCTCACCAATCGTGAACATGAACCCATCGATGGTGTCCCGCAAATTGGTCATTGCACCGCCCAGGGTCGCCGCCTGACGCGCTGCGCCACCGGCAAACTGAACATCCGCAATTTCGGTCAATGCCTGGACAATCGAGGCCGAGTCGTTGTTCACAACCTTTGTGATGTCGCCCATTCTGAGGGTGATTTGATCGCCCTCTTTCGATGCCTTGATGCCGAACTCTTTTAATCGTTCGAACTCGCCCATCGACGCATCCGCCACCGCTTCAGCGAATTGCATGATGGATTTCGATGTGCCGCCGGCGATGTCGGCGAATGACATAAGTTGAGATTCGGTCGGTCGAATGCCCTGCGAAACCAAGAGGTTGAACGAACCAACAACCTCTTGCAATGAGAATGGCGTTTGTTTTGCAAAATCTTGCAAGATTCGAAACGCGCCATCCGCGCTTTCGACCGATCCGGTAAAGGTTACGAGCGAGGCTTTGAGGCTTTGGAACTCTTTGTTGACGTTGACTAGATCACGAACAAAGGCTCCGGCGAAAACCGCGCCCAATGCACCCGCAACTTTTGCAACATTTAGAAACGCCGTTTCCACCCTTCCCAGGTTGGATTGTAGCGTTCTAAATGCTCGAGCGGTTTCATCTCTTGCGGTTAAGCGGGTTTCGAGCCTGTTGGTTGCCATTCTTTTTCATCGCCTGTCGTTGCCGGTCGGATTGGATTTGGATGTAAACCGACCATTCCATAAACTCATCAACTGACATTTCGGTTTCGATTTGCTCAACCGTCTTGCCTAGTTTCTCGGCGAGGAAAAATTTGAACTGTCGTTCCTCGCTCTCCCTTAGTTTTTTTCCAAATCCTCAACCGCCGATCCCATGATTTGATTGGCGATTCTGGCGAGAACCGTTGCGTCAACCTGGTTGCGTAGGTCTTTTTTATCACTGATTTGGAAAATCTTATTTCCCTCGGCATCAAGTGCCTTGAGAACAAGAACCTCGGCAAGTGCATCGGCCTCGGATTGATTCTTAACCGCGAACTGCAACTTGCCTTGGTCTTGTAAGGTAAAGGGTCGAGCGTAAAACACGAAAGGATGACCATCCTCATCCGCCCATTCCGGAACGACAATTTCCTTGATGGGTTGATTTTGATAATGATTCTTTGCGCGTTCGATAACGCTCAAACCTTGGGATTTAGAATTAGCCGCCATCATTCAAATCCTTATGCCACTGTTGATTCAGTTAGTGCGCCGGTGCCTTGGAATGAGATCGATGCCTCAACCATACCGTCGAACGATGCCGAAATTGTGCGGCCGGTGATTAGAACCGTTCCACTCAACTTGTGATCGCCTGTTGTGTTACCTTCGAACTGAACGTTCAATGTCACCTCTGAACCCACTGTCAACGCGCCTTGGCCGGCGGTGTCAGTGTCATCAAAGAAAACATCGGCCGAACCACTGAATGATTTCAACGATGTTTTATAGGTGCGCGATGTGTCACCCATTGCTGTATCTTCTAGGGTGTCCATTGTCTCATCGATTGAGTATGAACGAACCTCGGCAACCTGGTCTGTTCCGACCAAGATCACCCCATCGCTTCCGGTAAATGTCGCCATTTTTTAATCCTCACTTTCAAGGGTTTCAGTTTTGGCAACCTTTTTGGTTGCCTTTGGTTTGGATGATCGGGGTGAGTCCGTCCATCCTTTGGCCTCGAATGATGCCAAATCTTGTGCGTTTATCGTGATCGGCATTCCGCCGGTCGGTGGATAAACTTGGATTCGTTTCGCCATGTTTTCAGTCTCCTATTTAATAGACCGTTTCGGCATCGGTTTCTTGTGTAGAATACACGATTTCGAAAATAAATCGACCCACAACAACCGGCCGTTCGCCCTCTCCGGCAAAATCGGCCTCGAAAGAAACCAACCTTGTGTCCTTGGCATTTCCGCCCCTGGTGAGATCGGTGGTCATCGCCGCCTCAACTTCCGCCGCAATCGTATCAAGAACATCATCCGCCACCGCGCTCTCGACATATGCCTCAACTGACACCTCGAGCGATCGAATAAGACCTCGCGGCGGCTTGATCGTTTGAGCCTCAATCGTTTCGCTCGAGGTGTAGATACAAAGGCCAGGCATTTTGGCCGTTTGTATTGGATAAACTCTTGAGGCGAAAACATTGGAACCGGTCGTTGTGAGGCCGGTCAATGTTGTTTCGATGTCATCGCGGATAAGTTTGCGAATATGCGCCATTTATACTTTCTCCAACGCCAGGGTGGTCATTCCGGTGCCATCGTGATCCACAACGCGGATCGTGTAGTTTGTGGCATTTACAACCAACGCATCACCCTCGACCGCGCTAGAAACATCATTCGTTCGACATAGGAATCGAGGTTGGCGAACGGCCATCGGAATGTTGCCACCCGCGTCAACCTCAACGATGTCGTTGTCAAAAATTCCGTTGACGGTTGTTGCCGATCCGCCGGTCGGCGTATAGGTCGCCGCGACACCAAAATCATTGATGCCAACAAAAACCGCAAGATCGTCGAGAGATTCAACCGCCATCGATCAATCCTTATTTTTTCGCCTTAGAGCGAGTTTTTGCCTTTGGTGCATCGGATGTGCTTAAACCAACCGAGCGATCACTCTTGGCCGCGCTCTCGGCGTGTGGGATGCCTTTGCCGGTCGCCATCAACATCGAGGCGAGGGAATCATCAACATCAACAATCGTGCCGGCATCTTTTGCCTGGCCATCAATAACCGTTCCGCGAATCAATTCAATTTTCATCATTCAAACCCTTTGTTGGAAAGAGCGGGGTTTCCCCCGCTCTCTTTGGTTTACGCTGTTGTAACGTCCAGGATTGCCGCGAAAGATTCCGCGTGGCGAACCGCAACGTCCACATCTTGGAACATTGAGATTCGTGTCGCACCTGTTGTCGAACCGGAATAAGGATCGACAAGAACATCCAGGCCACCGAACATGCCGATCATTAGGTCGGCAAAGTTGCCAAAGATAACCGCCGAACATACGCCGGACGATGTGCCTTTGGTTAGGTCGCTTGGAACCAATGTCGATGATGCAACGCCATATCCCAACAATGTGTTCGAATCGTTTAGGATAAAGTTGCCCTCAACACCGGATGCCTGACGCGCTGTTTGGCGCATTTTTCCAACAACTTTCGGGTTTGTTAGGAATGACAAACGGCCACCCAATGCGTTGTCGATTGCAACCTCGGATTCAAGGTCAACCAATTTTGCATAAGTGATCGCGCCGCCATTCGTACCCATCGCAACCGAACCGATGCCGCTTGTTCCGGTGATGCCTGTCGGCTCATTCGATCCACCACCCTCGATGGCAACGTCATCGATCTTGGCCGCAAACTGACGCAACATATCGTCGCGGATAACTTGCTCAACCGATGGGTCGGATTGCATCATCAACTTGCGAGACAAATCAACATATTGTGCAATCGTCTTTGGTGCCATTGTGACTTGGCGGAAAGTTGGTGCGCCTTCTGCCGCCGGTGCCGCGTTCTCCGCAACAAATCCCACGGCTGTTTTGGCGTTCAACGCCGGAATCGCAACATCGCCGGAAAGACCGCTCATCATGCGTGCGCCCAGGTTAGCAGTAACCAGGTTTGGACGTAGCGCGTCGATAAACTCACCGCCTAGGTGATCCGTTGGCTTCAAGAAACCGCCGGCTGTGTTTGTTCCAACTGTCAGATCACGCTTGAAAATGTCGCTTGGTACATAGAAACCACGCGCCTCTTTGCCGGTGCGTTTTGCGATTTCGTCTGAAACCTCACGCTCAAATCCGCCAACTTCACGACCCGCCGCCGCATTGCGGAATGCGCGCATCAATGAATATTCTTGGCGTTCTTGAACATTTAGATCAAGGTTGTCTGGTGTTGCGATTGGCTCATCCGCAGACGCAAACGCGAGGATGCCGCGAAACTGCGCCACTGATAGGCCATCTTTGATTGCCTGGTTTGCAAGGTCGCGCTTGTTTTTAGACGCGCCTAGTTCCAGGATTTCGTTTACAGTTTTGGCGTATTCTGCGCGAGCGTTCGCCTCAACCGCTTGGATGTCTTGTTCTGACATTTTAGGTTCCTTTCTTTCGGCTTGTGCCGGAATAGGGGTTGGGGTTGGTTCGAGTTCGGCCTTGCGATTCGTTCCCACCGAGTCATCGGCCGGAATCGAAACAATGCTTGCTTCGAGGGGTGTCCACGATCGAACGCGGTAAGTGTTCCCACCTTCCGCCTTTTCATCGCGCTCCATACGCCCGATCTTGTATCCGATTGAAACATTGTTGCGGATACCATCACGAACGTCATCGTAAACCTCGGAACCAAGTTGGCCTTTCGAGAACCGAACTGTCGCGCGTAGTCGACGCGCCGAGGAATCAAGGTTTACAGATTCAACGACCCCGATTTGTCTTTCGGGATCATGGTCGAGCAACAAAGGTGCGTTGCCCGAATTTAAGAATGAGAGATCAACCGAACGATCGGTGTGATCCAGGATTTCAATGCCGAACGAACGCTCGACCGGTTTTTCACTCGAGATCGAAATCGAAACGCGGCGATCATCCTCGCCCTCGACCTTTGCATCCATGTGCATCGATCTTTGGCGTGTTTCCATTTCCGGTGCCTTGCGTTCTTCGTCAAGGTGGCCACCGCTCTCGGCCTCAACCTCAACATCGGCCTCGACCATTTCATCGGATTTCCCAAACTCGATGATATAAGAATCATCGGTTTCGGTCACGTTTTTGATGTGACGTTGTTCATCCATTTTTCTTTCCTCATCTTGGCCCTTTGTCGATTCCGGATGTCCTTCCGGCAAAAGGTCGGTGTCATGCTTGCCGCCCTGGAACCTTCCGTTTCTCAAACAGAATAACAGAGAATTGACTCTCGCAAAAGCCCACTGTTCCGGCGATGTCACCCCAGGCCGAACCGAACCAGGGTTTGTTTTATATGCGCCGATCCCGCGCAAATAGGATTCTGCCAACATTCCAAGGGTGGCGCGTTTGGTGGGATCGTCGCCATGTTCCTCGTTGTGTTCCTCGACTTTGTTCTCGAGGCTTTTTCGTGCGGTTTCGGTCAAATCCTCAATCGCTCGATCCTTTTTGCCCTCGAGTTTTTTCACCAACTCGAGAACGACATCTTTCATTTTTTGTTCGCCCAGGTTGCCAATAACGCCCCATTTGATTTGGGCAATCACGCCACCAACATTGGACAAATTCGGCTCGAGTTCACCCGATGCGAATTGTTCGCCATCGCCGAAATGCCGCGCGGCCCAGGCTTCACGTTCCTTGATCCAATCCAAAACCCCCTCGGTTTCCGATCCCTCTCTCGCTCGGCCCCATAATGTGAACGCCTCATTGCCTCGGATGTTGCCACCGGCTCCCCAAACCTCGGGATTGAACTCGTTGATGTTCTCCGCAAAACCACGATCGA